CTAAAGATACTACAGAATATAATTTACGCGATTGTTTAGATTATAGATCTCGTAGACAAGATGATACTGGATATTTTAATCCCGGTGTATTTGAAAGTCAGCAATTATCTGATATTTTCTTATTTGACGATTGGTACAAACCAGTATTAGATACTGCAACCGGCACTCAAATAGACATTGATTTCTATACAAGTAGAATTGATAGATTATATGTACAGAACAGAGATGCAAACACATCTGTAAATAGTAAGTTTTATCTTGATAAGGGATTATCAGCAGTAAGTCCTAGACCAAATAAAGATAAAACTGATAAAAATTTGCAGTTAATTGCAACTTTAGTTAGCCCACCATATACTGCAAGTGCAAGTGACGTAAAAATTATCTATAATAGTTCTCCTAGATATACAATGAAAGATATATCTTTAATAGATAATAAATTACAAGAATTAGAAAAAAGAGTCAAAAAACAAGGGCTTGAGATATACGCATTAAATAATGCAGTATTTGATAGAGGCGGAACATCGGGTAACGTATTATTTAAAACAGGCATTTTAGTAGAAGATTTTTCTAGTTTAAATGTTGCCGATATTACAAATCCGCATCACACAGTTGCTATAGATATTGCAAGAAATGAAGGAAGACCATCATTCTCTGCAGATTTACATAACTTATTCTTTGTGGCTGACCCAGATGTGAGCATGAAGGATAATTTTGTTACTATGAATTATACTGAAGAAGCGTATGTTGATGTTTCATCCACAACTACTTCTGCAAATACATATTTTAAAGTAAATCCTACATCAATAGTTACCGATTCCGGAAGGGTAACAACTTTTAATAATATATCAGTTGCATCTCCTGCATCTATATCATTTGTAGGTAAGAAATCTGCAGACCACGGTCCAGGTAATGGTGGCAATGGTTCGGGTTAATAATTAAAGGCTAAAAATGGCGACTACGCAAATATCAGATTACATTAACATATCAAATGTGGCATCAAGTTTATATGCTTCGGATCCCGTACAATTAGATAATCTAAAAATAGACGGTGTTCGGCAAGGCGCGGTAGATTTCTTTGGAAATGTTCTTTATGATTTATATAAGAATTTAAACGGTAATGCAAATAGCAGTACATTCTTAAATGTTATAAATCAATTTAACGACATTGTCCATGCAGATAATCTAAGAACTTTAGGAATGGACGGCATTGATACAACCAAATATCAAAGTTCAGATACATTGCAGAAAAAACAAGGAGTTTATGTAAATTTAATGGACGTACAAACAGCAACAGGAGTTGTTCCAAATAATATAAATTCTGCAAATGGAATTTTTATAAAATCATATGAACCATTAATTTATGAGAAAACTTTCTTAGCTAATAATTATACCTCAAATTCTATTTTAGTTACAAATTATATTAATAGTACTTTAAATACAAATAATACATATGCCAATGCCGGAGTAACTACTGCATTACAATATGCAATAAACAATGGATATACTTCTAGTTGGTCTACGTTAAATTCTGCAAGTTTTGATACATCTGCAATTTCGCAAGAAATACAAGATTCTGCTGAAATACAAGATTCAATTGCAAAATCAAAATTTTTAGAAAATAATTTCTTAGCATAACGGGCAAATATAATGTCACTTTCACAATCAATTGTTTTAGATTTTAACATTTCCGGCGTCGCTGCATATACAAAACTTACCCCATACATTTTTGGAGTAGATTATTCTGGTCTAGTAATTCCAGAATATACAATTGTTCGAGCGGTTTCTCGTAGTGACACTAGTTCTCAACGAGCAGGCTTGCCTGGAGATCTTTTAATTACGAATAGTTCAGGATCTGTTAATGGTAAAATAATTTTACCAAGATCAGTTGTTGCTGGTTATAGTGAAGGCGATTTACCAATTAAATTTTATTCAACTGAAACTACTTCGCGTGGCCGAGGCGGAGCATCTCTTACAGAAACAAAAGAATACAGCAGAGTTAGTGCAACAATTATTGTAAAATATTCGTCAGTGGAGGATGCACAAACAACAACATCGTTGGCAACAACGAGAGATGATAATATAATTTCGGATACTCTTGGAACTGCAGCAATCCCATCCATAGGAACTCGAGGAACAATCGGTGGATCTATTTCTCTTATTCCTTTAGCGCAAACATTTTATGTAGATGCCACAAGATATACTCAAGGACTTTTTATATCTTCTATAGATTTATTTTTTGCACAGAAAGATTCTGCGGCACCGGTTTCTATAGAATTAAGAAAAGTAGTTAACGGGCTACCAGATTCAAGTCAATACATATCGGGCACAGTATCTTCAGTCGAATCTTCAGCAGTTAATATACCAACAGACGTAATTAACGGCCCCATATTGCCTACTAAATTTAGTATGACACACCCTATACATCTAAGTCCAGGAGAATACGCAGTTTGTATTCATAGTAATTCTGATCAATATAGTTTATATTATGCAAAACTTGGAGAATATGTTTTAGGAACAAATAAAATATTAGATAAAGAATCGTATTCTGGTAAATTGTTTAAATCACAAAATACAAATCTTTGGTTGGAAGAAAATAATACTGATATTTGTTTTAGAGTAAATAAAGCAGTATTTGAGACAGGTACAAAACAATTTGAGATACAGACATTAGCATGCCCTAACGAATTCTATCACAATTTTTATCTTGATTGTAGACAATATAATTTTGGAGATTTAACGTCTATAACATATGATTTTAATGGTCGGTATGATAATGCAGGAAATTTTGTTGGTTACAGTAGAATCAAAGAACAAACTCCCGTAAGAACATCGGTCCCTCTTATAGTGCATAATGCTGGAGATATTAAATTTCAAGTATCATTTACAAATACATCAAAAGATATCACGCCAATATTTGATATGCAAAGTGCTATATTATATACGTTTAAAAATAATATAGATCCATATGATGCTGACACATCTAACAGCGAAACCAATTCTAATGACGGGGTTGCTAGATCAAAATATATAAGTAAACCAGTTACATTGCAACCCGGATTTGATTCTACTGGTTTAGAAGTTAAGGTTGCAGTCAATCGGCAAATTGGTACAGATATTGAAGTATTTTGCAGGGTGTTAAGTTCATATGATAACGGAACAAATTCTAAGATTGAAAATAGAAGTTGGCGCAAAATGCCGTTGTTCAATCAAAATGCAAACGTAGATTCATCTTATAGTATAACTTCTGCCAAATCATATGCAGGCGCAAGTGAAAATTCATATACTGTAGAGACTTATAAGATATTAGAAGGCGATAGTGTAACAACTACTGGTGTAGATAATTTATCATATACTGGCACCGTTTCAAACGGAACAGATAGAACAGATACTTCGGCTACCGTATTTAATAATTTTAATAAGTTTCAAATAAAAATAGTTATGTATGCTTCTAGTACAGATACATATATTCCGAAAATTAAAAATTTAATTGCAACGGCGGTACTTTAAAATGTTTGTACAATTAGAAAACGAAAATAGGTTTGTTAAAAACATAAGAAATGGCGCGTTAATTAATAACGACATTCAAGGCATAAAAGAATACAAGCAGAAAAAAGACAGTTCTGCCAAAATACAGGCTATTTCTGAAGAGATAAATACTATGAAAACAGAAATGTCGGAGATAAAGAATCTTTTACAACAATTGGTAAATCAAAATTCTTTGAAATAAGAGAGTAATAAATGGCAACAACGTATACCGTAAGTAATGTAAATGTAGGTACCTACCCAAATGACGGGCAGGGAGAATCTTTGCGAAGTGCTTTTACACGGGTTAATAAAAATTTTGCAAATGTATATCAATTGGCCTTGATTGGAGGTAGCAATACTGCAGGATCTGCAAATATTTCAATACAAGCAAATGGGACTTATTTAACAAATGCTGTATCTATTTTAAATTTTGTTGGAGCCGGAGTTACTGCAAATGCAAATGGTAGAGTTATTACAATTACAATCAATGCCGGAAATGGCGGTGGCGGAGCAAATGTAATTTATTATAATAATACTTTTTCGGGCGGAAATGTAATTTACTATAGCAACATTTATGCAAATGTAGATTTAGGTGCGTTAAATAGTGCTCTTGCAAATTTAAATTATGTTAGTTTAGGTGCATTAAATAATGCTCTTGCGAATTTAAATTATGTTGATTTAACTGCGTTAAATAATGCTCTTGCAAATGTACAACCAACAAATTTAAGTGGTTTAGGGAATGCACTTGCAAATCTAACATATACTGATTTATCAAGATTAGGAAATGCTTTAGCAAATGTACAACCAGTAAATTTAAATGCATTAAATAATGCGTTAGCTCAAGTTAATGTAAATACCCTTGCAAATTTTACAAACGTATTTAATACAATTGCAGCAAACGCAGCAAATGTTGCTAAAGTAGGTATTGTATCTGGATTAACAGCAAACGGAACTGCAAACGGCCAGGCAGTATATAATGCGGCAGATGGTGGTTTATATATTTGGCAAGGTAACGCATGGGTAAAACCTGCGGCGGCATTTACACCAACTGCAGCTTCAATTGCAACAGTTGAAATATGGAATACTACTCCAAAACCAACAACAAACTTAATTAACGGTCGAACAATTCTTTATACTGCAGATAGTAATCTGTACATATATGTAGGTGGTGCTTGGAATAGTTATAATAGCTATATTCAAGGCTCCGGTACTCCTACAGTTGGAGCAAATACAATTAATGCTGCGGCACTTCAGGCCGGAATTATTACTGCAGATAAAATTGCATCTGGAGCAATTATAGCCGGCAAGATTGCAGCCGGTGCAATTAATGCCTCAGAAATTGCGGCGGGAACAATTACTTCCGGAATGATTGCAACAAACTCAATCATAGCAGGCAAGATTGCAGCCGGGGTAATAACTGCTTCAGAAATTGCTACAGGAACAATTACAGCAACTCAAATTGCTGCAAATACTATTACCGCAGATCAGATTGCTGCACAAGCAGTAACGGCATCAGAAATTGCGGCAAATGCGGTATATGCTGCTGCTATACAAGCGTATGCAATTACCGCAGATAAAATTGCAGCAAATGCAGTTACTGCAGTATCGGTTGCGGCAAATTCAATCTATGGTAACTCCATTATGGCGTATACCTTAACCGGCGATAGGATTCGAGCAAATACAATTACCGGTATGAGTATTGTAGGCAATACTATTTACGGTAATGCAATTATGGCATATACATTAACAGGTGACAGAATTATGGCAAATTCTGTTTCTGGTATAGTATTAATTGGCAATACAATATTTGGAAATGCTATTGTTGGTAATTCTATTACTGGCGATCAAATTAGAGCGAATTCTGTTTCCGGTATGGTATTAATTGGTAACACAATATTTGGTAATGCAATTGTTGGCAATTCTATTACTGGCGATCAAATTAGAGCGAATTCTGTTTCCGGTATGGTAATTACTGCAAATACATTATTTGCAAATGCAATATTAACTAATAGTATTACAGCTGCACAAATTAAAGCAAATACTATTACCGCAGCACAAATAGCAGCAAGTTCAATAACTGCGGATAGAATTGATACTAGAGGATTAACAATAAAGGCCGACGACGGAACAGTATTGTTTGGGTCTGGAAAACTTTCAAGTGCAGTAACATTTTTTGACGGCACAAGTGATGTATCAGTTGTTTCTGCATTGTCTCAAAATCCCGTTGTATTCATTGGTACATATGCAACAGCGCCAAGCAGCGGAATAAAAGAAAATAACGTATATAAAAATTCAACAGATGGCAATACTTATGTTTATAAAAGCGGAACATGGACGACATTTGTTACTGGCGGCACAGGATCAACGGGCGCCACAGGTGCCACTGGACCAGCGGGTGCAGCAGGGGCAAGTGGTGCGCCTGGAGAAAGAGGATACAAAGAATTTATATATGGGGTCGCAGGATTATCTTCTTGGAATGATACTTATGCAGAAACCGCAATAACGAATGTAGGATTGACAAAAGTAATACTTGATAGAGTTACTTTATATAATTCAAGTTCTCCAGGATCATTCTCTCAATCAAGATTTTGGACAGGATCCGCGTGGTCTGCAATAGCTGCATATATTAATGGCGGGTTGTTAGTTAACGGCACTATAGGCGCAGATGCAATTGCAACGAATGCAGTAACTGCAAACAAGATTTTAGCAGGAGCAATTACTGCAGATAAAATTAATGTTGGATCATTATCTGCATTGTCCGCAAATATTGGTGTTATTACTACAGGTAAGATACAAGGGGATGTAGTTTTCAGCGGAAATATTTACGGCGCAAATGGTACATTTAGTGGGTCATTAACCGCAAATGCAATTAATGCAGTTGATACTGTCAATATTAAAAATAATGCTATTAGTGGTGTAGTTGCTGCAACAAAACTTTCTACATCTGCGCCAGTAATACTGGCAGGCGGTGGTGCCCGCGGAATTCTTGGTCAAAGTACCTATAATTTATATTCAATTGATATGTTAACAACTGGTTGGACATATATACCAAATCAAACGGCAATAACTGGCATACTTTCTTTATATACAGATGTACTTGATCAGTTTCAAGGTTACGATAATTATATAGGTTGGTTAAGTGATCCGCAGGCAGTTAGGTATAATCCACTTCGCACAGAATTACAATATTTTAGAATAAGAGCAGCATTTGGAGGCTCAAATCAATCAGGCAATCCGCAAACTTATTGGGAAACTGTGCCTGGTGGCGCGCCAGGGCAGGCAGGCCAAGCATGGGGTGCAAATGAAATAACTATTATTGACCAACCATTCCAAGCTATATCTACAGAAGTATTAGATGTTGGAAACGCATCAGGTAGAGGATCTGCTGCTTTAGGAAACACGCCGGCTTACTCATATAGACGAGATAAACTAATTGTTGCACAAACAAGTTTAGGAGCACAAGCAATTAATACTCCGGGCGGGCCTGGCTGGTATAGATTTGTTTTAGATATGATTGCCTTGCCAAATCCTGCTGCTAATGGAAAATTCAATGATCCAATTATTGGCCTTGTAGATTATTCCGTACCATCTCAGGTTTGGAATTATGCTATTACATTAGTTGGAAGATCAGGACAAACCAATGCGTATGCATATCCTTTAATGTATCATACAATTTATAGTGGTTCACTAACAATGTTACTAAATAAAAAATAAAATGGCAAATATTACTTATCACAGATTTGATGAACATGGGCGATACACTGAAACTTTAAATGCCCCTGAAGAAAATATTAATTTTGAAGATCCCTCAAAAATTTACGTAGGAGATATTTTTCACGAACCCTACGGAGATCTAAATGCAAATCCAGCAACGTCTTCAATAGATTTATACTATCATAATTTTGACACTAATACCCCAGTGTTAAAACCAGAAAATACAAATCCATCGGTATTAACAAAATTTGATTATACTACAAAACAATGGGTACAAGAAACTCCTGTTGAATTAACCGAAATAGAATTAGTTGCATCAGTTGCTGCAAAATGGCAAAATATAAGAGCGCAACGAATATTATTAATAAAAAATACAGATTGGACTCAATTACCAGATGTTCCGCTCACAACGAAAGAAGCTTGGGCAACATACCGTCAAGCATTGAGAGACATTACTATACAGACAGATCCGTTTAATATAACTTGGCCAACAAAGCCTGAATAAAATGGCAGCAACAAAAAATTTAGTAATAGATCAAGGCGCAACTTTTTCTGCTAATATTCAATATTTGGATAATAGCAAAAATCCGATATCCCTTGCTGGGTATGACATAAATAGTCAAATGCGTAGATCATACTATAGTGCAAATGCAGTTTCATTAACTGCAAATATCACAAACGCAACTACCGGTAATATTAATTTATCATTAACTGCTACACAGACATCAAATCTTGTTCCAGTAAGATATGTGTATGATGTTGAGGCAAATATAGGATCTACAGTATTGAGAATAGTTGAAGGCATAATCACAGTAAATCCAGGAGTAACACGGTAATGGCAACAGTAACATCCAGACAAGGTCTTAAAGAATACTGTCTACGTAGACTTGGTTCTCCTGTAATTGAAATAAACGTAGATGACGATCAAGTTGAAGATCGTTTAGATGATGCGTTTCAATTCTACAGAGAATATCACTATGATGCTGTAGAAAAAGTTTACCTTAAGCATCAAATAACGGCAAACAATATTTCAAATCAATACATTGAAGTATCGGATGCAGTTGTTGGTGTTGAAAGAGTATTCCCGTTTATGAATAAATCTACGGGTACAAATATCTTTGATATTAAGTATCAGATTTTAATTAACGATTTGTATTCATTAATGTCTACAGATTTGATCTATTATACAGAAGTAAGACAGGAATTAGAATTAATTAACCAATTGCTCGTTGGTCAAAAACCAATACGGTTTAACCGTCACATGAATAGATTATTCATTGATATGGATTGGGCAGCTGACGTGGTTCCAGGTACATATGTAATTGTGGAATGCTGGAGAATATTAGATCCGGATGTGTTTACGGATGTATATAATGATATGTTCCTTAAAAGGTATGCAACTGCCCTAATCAAAAGACAATGGGGAGATAACATGAAAAAGTTCTCAGGCGTACAACTTCCCGGAGGTGTAACACTTAATGGTGAGATAGTGTATCAAGAAGCAGTAGAAGAAATAAGACAAATTGAAACAGAAATACAATCTAGATTTGAATTGCCTGTAGATATGTTTGTTGGATAATATTCTTATCACCTAGGCTCATAGAAGATAATAACATCGTGTCAATAGATTGTCAATAGAATATTAGAAAATGGCAACCGTTAATCCATACTTTCATTCTGGCGTACCAATGGGCAGGCAATCGGAACAAAATCTCTATGAGGATTTGGTTATCGAATGCTTGAAGATTTACGGATTTGAATTATATTATTTGCCTAGAAAAACATTTAACGAAGACCGTATTTTGGGCGAAGATCCTTTGAACAATTACGAACACGCATACCCAATTGAGATGTATTTGGAAAACAGCAATGGGTTTGAAGGCCCTGGAGATTTCTTATCTAAATTTGGTGTGCAAACAGTACAAGATGCAACATTCATAGTTTCTAGAAAACGTTGGACACAAGTTGCGGGAAATACAGGTAATACTATTCTGCCTAGACCAGCAGAGGGAGATTTATTATATTTCCCATTAACACACTCATATTTTGAAATTCGTAAGGTTGAAGGAAGCCAGCCTTTCTATCAAGTTGGTAAGTTATACATATACAAATTGTTCTGCGAATTAATGCAATTCTCCAGCGAAGTTATTAGAACTGGAATTACTGAAATTGATTCTTATCCAGATATCATTAATGAAGACGTACAGAATTTTGAGATAACTCAAGAAGATGGTAGTGAGTTATTATTTGAATACAACACGGAAAGTCCAATAATTCAAGAATCGTATTCTACATTGCACTCAGATGATGGAGCTGCTAGAAATGAGGATTTTGATACTAATATTACCGACATATTAGATTTTAGCGAAAAGAATCCTTTTGGAGAGGTATTTAGATAATGTTAGATCAAAGATTTTATTGGGGAACCATACGAAAAGCTATTATTGCCTTTGGTAATATGTTTAATAGTATTACTATTGAACGTAGAGATGCCGATGGAAATATAATACAGGTATTAAAGGTGCCTATTTCTTATGCATCAAAACAAAAGGCATTGGCAAGAATTCAACAAAGACCAAATGTTGATGACATGAATGTCCAGGTCATTGTGCCTAGAATGTCGTTTGAGATGACAACTTTAAGTTATGATTTTGCCAGAAAAATTAGCCCAATACAACAAAATAGATCGGTAAATACTTCGACGTCAACCTTGGATGCGCAGTATGCGCCTACTCCATATAACATTGATATATCTCTTTTTGTTTATGTAAAAAATCAAGATGACGGGTTACAGATAGTTGAACAAATTTTACCATATTTTAATCCGGATTATAACTTAACGGTTAAATCAATTCCTCAGTTAGGAATTAAAAACGATCTACCTATACTATTAGATAATGTTAGTTTTGAAGATACATATGAAGGCGGATTCGACCAACAAAGAACAATTGTTTGGACTTTAAATTTTACAATGAAACTTAATTTTTATGGCCCTGTTAACAAACAAGGAATTATTAGAAAAGTAGTTGCAACAACTTTTAATAATACTGAATTAACTCAACAACTAACTAAAGTTACAGTTGAGCCGTCGCCATTATCTGCAAAACCTGGTGACGATATTGGGTTTACTGATACCTTTGAAAACTTTTAATGAAAAATATTCCTGAACTTGATAAATTATTTGATTTGCCGTTAACGGAAGCGGAAAAAACACAAGATTTGCCGGCAATTGTAAATGATTCCACACAAAGAGATTTAGATCAAGATGAAGATTATCAGCTTGCACGAAATACTTTGCGCGGGCTAATTCATAAAAGCGGGGATACATTGGACCAGATGATAGAGCTTGCAAAGAGTTCTGAGCATCCAAGAACATATGAAGTTGCCGGCCAGTTAATTAAAACGGTATCTGATGTTGCAAAAGATTTACTAGAGTTACAGAAAAAGGCCAAAGATTTGCAACCCGGAAAAACCGAAGGGCCTAGAAGTGTTACTAATAACAATGTAGTTTTTGCTGGATCTACCGCAGAACTAATGAAGATGCTAAAAAATAATAACGACGGTAATACAATTGAGCAGTAAAGCAGTATCATATAACGGCAATCCCAATCTTAAACCAATTGGAATTGTAGAATCATACACCCAAGAGCAAGTAAGAGAGCTTATGCGTTGTATGCAGGATCCTGTTTACTTTATAGAAGCATATTGCAAAATTGTATCACTTGATAAGGGTCTTATTCCTTTTAAGTTATACGATTGCCAAAAAGAAAAGGTTGATGTTATATTAAATAATCGTAAGGTTATTTTAATGGAAGGTCGTCAACAAGGTAAAACAATTACTTCTGCGGCGTGTATTCTTTGGTATACGTTATTCCAAGAAAATAAAACAGTTGCAATTTTGGCAAACAAGTCTTCGGCTGCCCGAGAAGTTCTTTCAAGATACGAATTAATGTATGAAATGCTTCCTATGTGGATGCAACAGGGAGTAAAGACATTCAACAAGGGCGATATTGAACTTGAGAATGGTTCTAAAGTATTTACTGCGGCAACCAGCGGATCTGGTATTCGAGGCAAGTCTGTAAACTGGTTGTATATCGACGAAGCGGCAATTATTCCAAATAATGTTGCAGAAGATTTTTTCACTTCAGTTTATCCTACAATCTCTGCAGGCAACACTACAAAAATTCTGTTAACATCTACACCTTTAGGATATAATCATTTCTGGAAATTCTGGAACGAAGCGGAACAAGGATTAAACGGATTTACTACTCTGTTTATCCCTTACAGTAGAATCCCTGGCAGAGATGAAAAGTGGGCCGGAGAACAAAAGGCAATGCTTGGTGAATTAAAATTCAATCAAGAAGTTTTATGTCGTTTCTTAGGTTCTTCAAATACCCTTATTTCTCCAGATACAATTTCCCAAATGTCCACAAAACAATTTGTGTTCACAAAAGAGGGATTAGACGTATTGGTTGAACCAATCAGGGCAAAGAAAAAAGATGATGGAACGTTTGAAGGAATAAATCATATCTATATGCTAGTTGCAGATACTTCCCGTGGAGTAGGGGGAGATTACTCGGCATTTACAGTTTTAGACATTACAGAATATCCTTATTCCGTAGTGGCTAAATATAGAAGTAATAAGGTAAGTCCATTGATGTTTCCGAACATTATATATAAAATGGCAAAAGATTATAATAATGCTTACTGTTTAGTTGAAATTAACGATAACGGGCAGCAGGTAGCGGATTCATTGTATATGGATTTAGAATACGAAAACGTATTCTTTGTTGGTCATAATAGCAAATCTGGACAATATTTGTCTGGCGGTTTTACTCAAGGCGCAGGCCTAGGGATTAGAACCACTAAACAAGTAAAACGTCTAGGATGTACGACATTTAAGAGTTTGGTTGAGGGGAAGAAGTTATTAATACACGATCCCGAAATAATTGAAGAAATTTCCACATTTATTGAGGTTCGTGGAACCCACAAAGCGGACGAAGGATATCATGACGATTTGGTTATGTGTTTGGTTCTGTTTTCCTGGGCAACAAACGAACCTTTCTTCAAAGATTTAACTGATACAAATTTGAGGAAAGTACTATATGAAGATCAGTTTAAACAAATTGAAGAGAATTTAACCCCGTTTGGAATTATAAATACAGGGATCCCTGAAAAAGAGGCCCCTGAAATTATTGGTGACGATGTTTGGTTTTCGCAAGATCCTGCAAAAGAACTTGAAAAACTTAAAACAAAATGGATGGAAAATGTCTAGAACGCTATACTTATAAATAAATAGTAATCATAGTTATAAAACTATATAAAAATCTTTAAGGAGAATAAGATGGCATTTCAGCTTTCACCGGGCGTATTAGTACAAGAAAAGGATTTAACCGCAATAGTCCCTTCTGTTGCTACTTCAGCTGGCGGTTTTGCTGGCGCCTTCCAATGGGGACCTGTTGGCCTAGTTACCACTGTCGATTCTGAGAATAATTTAGTAAAATATTTCGGCGGACCTAATGATGCGACGTATACATCTTTCTATACTGCAGCAAATTTCTTATCTTATGGTAATAATCTAAAACTTGTTCGTGTTGTAAACGAGGGAACAGCTAAAAATGCAATTGCTAATGCAAGTGCAAGTGCAATATTAATTAAAAATATTGATGATTATATTTCTACTAGATCAAACGGCGGAAATGGTTTGGGCGAATTTGCAGCTAAATACCCTGGAGATATAGGAAATACCTTAAAAGTTTCAATGGTTGACGGAAACACTTGGAATGCTTATAATGGTTTTTCTGGAAACGCATGGCCATATCAATCAGAATTCAATAATGCTCCTGGAACATCAACCGTTACTGCATCTCTTGGTGGAGCGAATGACGAGTTACACGTTGTTATTATTGACGAAGAAGGTATTTTAACTGGTGTTAGAAACACAGTATTAGAAAAATTTGCATATGTATCCAAAGGATCCGATGCTAAGAAATCAGATGGATCTGCAAACTATTACAAAGATGTAATTAATAATCAATCTGCATATGTTTGGTCTATGGACCATCCATTAACTTCAGTTGCAAATACTGCAACATGGGGAACCACAGTTGTTGGCAGAGCATTTGGAAATCTTAGCACAAATGTATCAGTATCGTTCAGCAAAGGCGTTTCTGACGAAGCAAATATTTCTGCAGGTAACGTAATTGCAGGATTTAACAACTTCTCAAACGATGAGTTGTATGATATTAATTTAATTCCTGCAGGACCTTGGTCAAATACCGCAGCAGTTGTTTCTAACTTAGTTGCAATTGCAGAAGATAGAAAAGATTGCGTAGTATTTGTATCTCCTAGTTTGGAATCTGTTGTAAATGTTTCTCCTTCTACTCAAGCAAGCAGCGTTGTTTCTTGGAGAAATAATACATTAAATATTAATTCTAGTTATGCTGTTATGGATTCCGGATGGAAATATCAGTATGATAGATATAACGACAAATATCGTTGGGTTCCATTAAATGGCGACATTGCTGGTCTATGCGTGAGAACTGATTCTCTAACAGATCCTTGGTTTAGCCCAGGCGGATTCTCTAGAGGTCAAATTAGAAATGTTGTTAAACTAGCATTTAATCCTTCTAAGACGGATAGGGATACATTATACAAAGCAGGTGTTAATCCTGTAGTATCCTTCCCCGGTCAAGGAACAATTCTATACGGCGACAAAACTATGTTGTCAAAACCTAGCGCATTTGATAGAATTAATGTTCGTAGATTGTTTATTGTATTGGAAAAAGCAATTGCAACTGCTGCAAAATTCCAATTATTTGAATTTAACGATCCGTTTACAAGATCACAATTTAGAAATCTAATAGAGCCTTTCTTAAGAGATGTTCAAGGTCGACGTGGCATTACGGATTTCAAAGTTGTTTGCGATGACACAAACAACACCGGTGATGTAATTGATAGAAATGAATTTAGAGCAGACATATTTGTCAAGCCAGCACGTTCTATTAATTTCATATCATTGACATTTATTGCTACAAGATCGGGCATTTCGTTTGAAGAAGTTGGCGCATAATAACGGAGAAACCAAATGGCATTAGAAACGATTCCTTTTAATATAGATCAATTTAAAGCAAGATTGGGCGACGGCGGTGCCCGTCCAAATCAATTTAGAATTGACATACACTTTCCTTCGGTTGCTCAACCTGCAGGTATTCAATCTGATATATCAAGTTATTTGGTTAATATTGCAGAATTGCCTGGCCAGACAATTGGAGTTACTCCTGTTTATTACAGGGGTCGCGAAATTAAATTGGCCGGAGATAAAGTATTTGCGCCGTTTACTTGTACTATTATTAATGACAGTGATTTTACTTTAAGAAATGCTTTAGAAAAATGGATGAATCTTATTGAAAGCAATACTGCAAAGACTGGCGAAATGTTACCTTTGTTATATCAACAAACTATTGATGTTGTACAATTGAATAGAAAAGGTGTTGCAATTCGTCAATACAATTTAAGAGATGCGTTCCCAACAGATATTTCTCCAATTGGATTAGATTTTGCGGCTAACGATCAATTATCTACATTCTCTGTGACATTCCAATATCAATCGTTTACCGTACAATCTTTAACTAGCAGCATTGTATAATTTATTTTTGGATTTAAATAATGGCAATTAATATATTCGGCTACACAATTAGCCGTGATAATGATGTGAGTAAATTGGCACGAACACAATCGTTTGTGCCACCTACTACTGAAGATGGAACCGCAACGGTACAAGGTGGCGGTTACTTCGGAACATACTTAGAAATGGATGCAACTGCGAAATCAGAGGCAGAGTTAATTACCCGATATCGTGAAGCATCCATGTATGCTGATTGTTCTACAGCAATTGATGAAATTGTAACCGAGGCAATTGCGGCGGTTGAGGACGAGGCGGTTGTACAAATTAATTTAGATGGGCTTGATGTTCCTGATAACATTAAGAAGGCAATTGAAGATCAGTTTAGCGTAATTGTTAGACTTCTTGGATTCAATATAAAAGGATTTGATATATTCCGTAGATGGTATGTGGATGGTAGAATTTATTATCAAAAGATTATTGATGAGAAAAATCCTAAAAGGGGCATCATTGAGTTAAGACAAATTGACCCACGAAAAATTCGTAAGGTCAGAGAGATTAAAAAAGATAAAGATCAAAAGACCGGCATTGATCTTATTAAATCAATTGAAGAATTTTTCATCTATAATGAAAAAGGCATAAATTATCAGCCAAATTATCAGACTGCGGCGACGGGTGCGAATCAAGGTCTACGTATATCTTTGGATTCTGTTAGTTATGCTCCTTCCGGTTTAAATGATTCCGAGAAGAATGTTGTTTTAAGTTATTTGCATAAAGCAATTAAACCGGTGAATCAGTTAAAGATGATGGAAGATGCGTTGGTAATCTATAGGTTATCAAGAGCACCAGAAAGAAGAATATTTTATATTGATGTGGGCAATTTGCCTAAGTTGAAAGCCGAGCAATATCTTAAGGATATTATGGCTCGCTATCGTAATAAGATTGTCTATGATTCTGCAACAGGCGAAATAAGAGACGATCGCAAATTTATGTCGATGCTTGAGGATTTTTGGCTACCTAGAAGAGAAGGTGGACGTGGTACTGAGATTACTACATTACCAGGTGGAGAAAATTTAGGTCAGATTGACGATATTCATTATTTTCAGAATAAATTATATCAGGC